ACAAGCAACAGCTTAGTTTAACTTTCAAAATTTAGAAAATTTCGTTTTTTCTTCTAGGATACCTGTCGGCGTACTTAACTCGTAGTGATTAATTATCTTTAAAAGTTTTGGTCTTTTAACTATTGAGTAAGGATAAATCATTTTAGCTACAGCAAAAGCTTTACGGTGAGATACTCTCCAACGCCATTGATCTTTTTTACCTATACCATAATTTTTTTTATAAGTGACACTACCGTGCTTAACTACATTTAAAAAATAATGTAGTGGCTCTATCTCAGTCATATTAATTTCCATAGTGATACCCCATACTTTTCCCATATTACCACTTTTATATTTTCTTGGATAAATTTTATATTGCACACATCCTTCTCCATCAAATAAACCTGCACAATAAGCAATGTGTTCAGCACTCAATCTATTTTGAATTCTATTATTTAGCATCGCCCCAGGATTTTCCTAAACCATATTCAACAACAAACGGTACTTTAAACTCAATTGCTTTTTCCATTGTTGATTTTATTTCTTTTGCTTGTTCTTCACTCTCAACATTAAAACATAATTCATCGTGTATTTGTAATGTAGGTAAAAAACCTTTCTTAGCGCAATCTAACATCGCTTGTTTAGTTTGATCTGCGGATGATCCTTGAATTAATCTATTCAAAGCTTTGTATGTGTACGCTCTTTTAATATTATCTTTACCATATTTAGCTATAGCGTTTTCATGCTTCTCTGCTACGTGTAAACCAAAGTCTCTTGTTTCCCACATATCAAATCTACACTTTCTTCCTTTCTTAGTTCTAATCACACCTTTCTCTTGTGCTGTCTCCATACATTTGTCAGAAAGTTTTTTAACGAATGGTACCTTACGATTATACTTAGCTATTAATTTTTCTGCTTCTTCTTTAGATAAACCTAAACTGTTTGCTAATTTATTTTTACCCATACCATACATTAAACCTAAACCAATTGTTTTAGCTTGGCCTCTTTCTATACCTACCAGCTCAGCTATAGTTTGATGAAAGTCTGCCGATGCATTTTTATATGAATCTATTAATTCGTTTGATCCTTCGTAACCTTCTCCAATTGAAGCTGCATAGTGAACCGTCATTCGTGGTTCTTGTTGCGAGTAGTCAAAACTACCCCACTGACAACCTTCATCAGGTATAAATAATGATCTTATCTTAGGACCAAAGTCTTTGTTCCTTGCCGGTATCTGCTGTAAATTTGGATTAGACATACTTAATCTACCTGATACAGTTCCACCTGAGTCTGATCTAAGCTGCTGTATCTCTGCGTGTATTCTTCCATTAACTTGATATTTCATAATAGATGTTAAGAAAGTGTTATGAAATTTATTTAGTTCTCTAGCTTGCAATATGAGCTTAGCTATCTTATGATTACAGTTAACCAACCAATTATGTGTAAATGAAGGTTCATTTGTTTTTTCAGTTCTTGGATAATCTATCCGAAGCTTATCGAAAGCTTTTGCTATTTGTCGAGCAGTCCATATTTCTACGTCGAATCCTGAAACGTTCTTTATTTCTGTTAGCACTTCTTTTTCTTGGAGTTGCATTGTTTTACGTAATGCTTCAGCACGTTCTACCTCTACTCGTACACCTTTTCTTCTCATCTTAATTAATAAAGGTAATAGTTCAGATTCTAGTTCCCAAACTGTACTTAAGCTTTGTGATAATATTTCTTGTTTAAATCTTTGCCATAATAGGAGCGTGAGCCGTGCATCTTGTTCAGCGTAAAATCCAACATGCTCTGCAGGTAACTTCCACATCTCTGCTTTAGCGTCTACACCGTGAGATGCTGCAGCTTCTTTTAAATCTGCTTCTGCTTTTATTTCATTTAAGTAATCAAATGATAAAGAGTTTAATGAATAAGAAAATCTATTCTCATCTATCAATGCTGCTGCTATCATTGTATCTATGATCTGACCATTTACTTTTATACCTGATGCTTCTAACCAACCTACGTCATACTGTGCGTTATGAAATATTTTAGGACACGGTAAAGCACAAACAGACTTCATATAATTTTTAACTTGTTCAGGTATCATATTGCCACCACCAAAGTGTGCAAATGGAAAGTATCCTTGCCAACCTTCTACAGCTACAGCAAAACCTACGATCTCTCCTTTACCTATGGCCCAACCTGCACCTAGCTTTTCGTTAATTCCATCGTCTCTTGTTTCTAAGTCGATGGCTATTTCTTTAGCATCACTTAAATCTTTAAACTCAGACGGCGTTGACCATATATGTTTTTTAAATGTCATTGATAATTGTAAACTCATTCTTGTATCATACCTTTTCTTTTTTCAATTAATTTTTTTAAAGCACCTATCAAACCTTTTTCCCAAATCCATATTTGGCCATAAGCACCCATTCTCAACCAACTCTTAGGTAACCAAACTTGAATAGGTTTTAGAATAGCTCCATATCGTAATGTTAATTCTCTAAAAGCACCTCCACTTACTTCGTGGATCTCAGCTAATATAGCTTTCTTACTTTGTCTAAGACCTTTAAATTTAATTAACTTATGAAAATAAAGTTCACATCTTCTCATTGTTGTTCAGCTTTCATTATTGCTCTTCCTATTTCTTCCGCGATTTGCGGGACGATAGCGTTTCCCAATCCTTTAAGTCTGTGTACTCTGCCGGGTACCCCATCAACCACTCTACCCACGTCGGGTTCAACACTCCAGAAGTTGCTCCTCTCTTCACCACCATCACATTCAAGTTCGTTCCCTTCCTGTTGAATTGACTTGGGCCTGCATTGTTCTTGCTGTCGTTTACTGTCGGTGTTGGCCACATCATTACCATCTCTGATAGATAACCTGTCTTTCTGTTTGTAGCTGCTCTCGATGGTCTCATTCCTTTTCTCTTTACGTGATCCATTGTTGTTGGTGTTGGCCACAGCTTTACTGCTGCCGGTAACATTATTTGATTTCCCTTCTTCTGTATTCTCTCTGCGTATTCCCCCTTGTCGTTCACGTCCTGTTTCCACATTCCCTGTGTTGGTGTTGGCCATAGTCTCGGTTCTTGTACTTGATCCTGTAATCTCACTTGTATCTGTTGACCGCTCGGTCTTTTCAAATGTCCCTGATCCAATGCTTTCTGAATTCCTGGAAGATTGCTTCCCCCTGACACTGCATCGGGAGTTCGCCACAACCCAAATTCTTTCTCTTTTGTGCGGTGCGCCGACGCCGACAGCTGGAATATTGAACGTTTGTACTTCGTAACCTTCACTTTCCAAGTCAGTGCACACTGTTTCGAATACCAAGCCGTCTTGGATACTAACAATGCCTCGCACATTTTCGCCAATAATCCACCTTGGCTTAAACTCTTTAATGATTCTAAACATTTCTGGCCAGAGATGTCTGTTGTCATCTGTTCCTTTTCTACTTCCTGCGACACTGAACGGCTGGCACGGGAAACCACCCGTGATGATTTCGGGAGATTCAATTCCATCTGCTTTGAATTTTTCTTTGGTAATTTCTCTGACATCGCTATAAACTTTTATTCCATTCCATTTTTGTTTTAATAAATGCTGACAATACTTTTCAATATCACAAAAAGCAACTGTTTCAAATCCTACTTTTTGTAAACCTAATGCAAAGCCACCTATACCACTAAACAGATCTAGATGTTTCACTTATTGTATCCTCATCTTTTTTGTATTCGTATTTTCCTAGTTTATAGTCTTTACAATAACAATCACCACACAAAGGAAATCCTTTGTCTATAACAACTGCTATCTTAGTACATTTAATACATGTTTTATCTTGCATATTTTTTTATAACATTCCTTGCAAAAATAAAGACAGTCATATGCAATATCCTTTTTATTGCAAGCAATACATTTACCTTTTGTTATCATCTTTTAATTTTAATATTTCCAATTCACAATAATGAATTATCTTTTGTAGATCTTCTATTTTATTTTTTGACAAGTACCTACAAACGTACTTCACAACGTTTCCCTGAAAGAAGCTGAGATTATTTTTAGAAATAAATTCATAGGGCTGAATGCTAAAAGATTTATAGTGACTTCCCCCTACCTGCCTCTCTTGTGGAAACACTTCATCAAACATATTTTTATTTGTCATTTTGTTTTTCCTGTACATAGATTAAATAATCCGAACCAATCGGATAGCTATACTTATAGTCAGTACGAAGTAAATGTAAAGACTTTTTTGCTCTTGTTGCACCGGTATACCAAACTTTACGTTCATCTGTTTTATCACTTTTGTTTTTTGTTTTAAAATTAGAAGGGTAGTTTGTCTTGCTATACATAACTACGTGATCTGCTTCATCACCTTTTACTGAATGTATGGTATCTATAATTATCTTAGGTTCAGCATCTAATTCTTTTTGACCATATCTCCTAAGCAATCTAATAAAATTTCTTGTTTGACCTGGCTTAAAGTTTCTTCTCAATATCCAATACCAAGGTTTATTTTTAGATTTATCACTCAAGTCTAAACCACACCATTGTTTAAGTTCTTCAAATCCATATTCCTTAAAGTCAGGTTCAGAGGACCAAAACTTTTCTGTTCTAAAGTTAGCTTCTGTTAGTTCTCTAATATACCTATATAAATTTTGTGCTTCTATTTTATTTAATTTTTTATCGTTATTAATCTTTGTCCAAGACTTAATTGCTCTCCATTGCTTCTCATCAAAGCATTTGTTTCCGTGATTATCTTTAAAGTATAGACCTGCATCTTTAGCTAACATTCTTAATTCATTTACAGTTGTGTTTATTCGACCCAAAATGAACCAAGTACCTTTCTCTTCATTAAAAGGTATCTTACTAAATTGCTGATAGCTTTTTACATAACCTTTTTGATTTGATGGTAGATAATCTTTTTCTATACTTCCTTCTATTCCTCTTCTTATAATTTGAGAAAAGTGATGTATAGCTTCTCCAAATCTTCTTGTCTTTCTTAATCTAACCTTTCTACCGGGAAAGTATTCTGTAAAATATCTAGAGTCTGCACCATTCCATTTATAAATACCTTGGTCATCATCTCCTGCTAAATAAATTCTTTTTACATTCTTAGACATCTTATAAATTACATCCCACTGTAGTGGTGTACAATCTTGTGCTTCATCTAATATTAATATTTCTAAAGATGGAAAGGTAACTTCTTTTACAGCTCTTTGAATCATATCGTCAAAATCTATAAATGGTTTTTGTTTACCGTGGGCCTTGTAGCTTTCATAGGTTTGTATTTTTCTCAAGAACACATCTATATTATCTTTCTTATATGATTCGCTCTTATATGCTTCAGTTGGATTTACTCTTAAGTTCCTTGCTTTACTATAAACTTGTAGTGACCAATCCTTATAAGTAAAATCATCATCTGATAATCTAGTATCTGATCTTTTAACAATACTGTTCTCTAATGCATAATCGATCATACAATCTTTAGGATCAAATACCTCTTCATCAAAAAATCTTCTGCAATACTTATGTAGAGTATTAAATCTATAAAAGTCATCTGATGAAAAATGAGGGAAGGCCTCTAGAGCTCTTTCTCTAGCTGTGTTAACTGCTTTGTTTGTAAATGATAAGAAGGCTATCTGTTGTGGCTGCACACCATTTCTTAGGTGACCTTTTAAAACTCTTTCAATTAAAGTATATGTTTTTCCTGTTCCTGGTGGCCCAAATATTTTAATTGTTTTTTGTTTTAAAGATTTTAAATAATTAAGTTCTGAATTTTCCTGTGTGGTATTCATCATCTAATTCTGAAATCTTATTCTCCTCTTGTTTTGGTTTTGTTTTTATTTTGTTATATTCAACAAACTCAGGCATCTCTACACACCATACATTCTTTTCGCCTTCATGATATTCTAGTTTCTTACATCCTAATAACTTCATAGCTTCTTTAGATGTATTAAAATATTTTTTACCAGTTAAAAATTTCTTTAATGTAACCTGTTTGAAGTAACAATTTTTAGTTTTAGAATCCATAATTACAAAGCCATCTTTAATTTTTGCAAAGTCATCTACCTCTAAATGATCTTCAAAGAATTTTTTTAATATGTCATACTGTTGTTCATTCAACACATCTAACCATTTAGATTCATTATCTTCTATAGCGTTCATTACAATATGGCTCATAAGCATCTCAAAAGGTGATGGTCCCTTTCTAGGCTTAGGTAAAGTCTTCCAATAAATTTTATAATTCAATAATCTCTTTCGCCAAGCTTTCTCATCTGCCATATCTTCAGGTCTTACTGTGATAAACTCATCATTAAGATTAAAACTATATTCAATTGATTTTATATCTCTGCTGTAAGTTATGTCTTTAAAGTCATTTACAATATCAGGTGCTTCTGCTCCAATACCTAAAGGTCTGTTCTTACATACTTCTTTATTACATATAGGTGATAACACTCCATACTTAGGTGGACACTTAAAAGAATATTCCTTTGCACTACTTAATGATTTTAATAATGATGTTTGTATTTCATTCTCAGGTAGAGGATTTGTAAAGAATTGTTTGTTACGTTCTTTAAGAATATTAAATAGTTCTTCCTTACTTAGTTTATGTTCGTGTTGTTTTAAAGCTAGGATACCTGCATTAAATAAAATATCGTTCCTATGATTGCCTGACCATTTCTCTCTAATTAAATTTTGTATGCAAGGTGGAAACTTATTATATTCAAATTCAGGTTCATATTCTTTTAATTTAAATTCTTTTAAATCTTCTATGTCTTTTATTTTTGACTTAGCTATTTCTATAAACTTACCTAACAATATAGGTGTACCGTTATCATCATAGCCGTGTTCTGTAGTAGCGTCTGCTTTGAAGTAAGGCATATTCATAGCCTTGTTCATAGGAAACACTTCATCACTATCAAAGTATTTATTATTCCATTTGTTTAAAACTTCTAAAATATCTTTTACAGGCGTCCAATTTTTTAAAAATAAAAATAAATGTAAACCACCTGATTTTGATTTAGTAACCACTAAAGGTAAGTTAGCTTCCTTAATTAAATCTATATATTTTTTTGATGAGTAGTTTGAGTAATTTCTAGGATCAATATCTATACATCCCCATTTAGCCTGATCTCCTTTCTCAGGTCTAATACCAATTCGTTTAATTCCGTTTATGTGATTTTCCCATATATCCTCAGTAACAGGTTCGTGGAGCGTGACACAATCAGCTTCACGCTTACCCCGTTCCGTTACCTCCCCTGTAAGAGAGGTAACGAGATACTGAGTAGGATCACCTTCAAATAACTTTAAGAGATCCTTAATCATTAAAACGGAGTAGCTTCTATTTTTTTAGCTTGTTGTAGTTCTTCATCAAAGTCTACCTTACCAAAGATATCACTCTTCATAGCCGATTGATAAAAGGCTTGTGTAGTCTTTAATAAATTCAAATCTTTATCTTCAGTTAAGAATTTATCAAACTCCACAACCCAACCGTACCAAGAATTTTGTGAGTTAGATTCTTTAGTAGTACATAATCTATAAACTGTAGACCATCTAGGAGGATTGAACATACCGCTCTTTCCTTGTCTTCTTCTTGTACTAATCATAGTGTTCCAAGTTTTAGATTTTTTCTTTTGTGTAGACTTCATTGTAATCAATGCTTGTTCTACAGGTTGGTAGTCTTTGTCCAAGATAAATACAAAGTGATTACCTGTGTCTTCTATGTAGTTACCATTAGGAAGACGATCTTTATTATCATCTCCTCTTTTGGTCTCTGTCATAATTGCAGGGTCTGTATGTATCTTGATAGGTCTTCCTGGCGAATCACCTTTGTCTTTCCACTCATTAAAAGTGTTTATGTAAAGACACGGTACTACTAGGATACCTTCTTTTCCTTTCCATAAGGTACCTGATGTTTCTGAGTAGATGTCTCCAGGTTTTGCTCCTTCTATATACTTGCCATCAGTGTCATCCAAGACAGGTGAGTTAGCATATAGTATTTTTAACATCGGAAGTTTTTGATCACTTGCCGTGACAAACTCCGAACCTTGACCTGCCATCGATTCTAAATTAATCGTGCTAGGTACTTTTGCGCTATCTTTTATTTTTAGCTCTTTTGCCTGAGCATTTTCTTTTTGTTGCATATTTATTCCTTAGTTATGATTTTAGTTCTATCCGCTACATAAACACCAAATAAATCATGTGGTACTTCTTTACCTTCTTCTATCTGCTCTCTTACGAAACCAGCTAGAGTACTATGATGTACGTGGGTTTTTTGTTTAACGTTAAAACCTTTTTCAATTAATTCCTGAGCTAAAGCTTTAGCCTGATTGTCTTCTTTCATACCAAATGAAAGTGATAGATCGTTTTTAATTAGATCCTCATATCCATTAGTACGTAGCCAATCGTGGGCCTCATCAACTTTAGATGTAGGAATTCTTGCAGCATATTTTTTTGTGATCTCAACAGATGAACCATCTGCCAATTTCAACATTGAAATACCTGCCTGTTGCATTAAGTTTGGAATAGTCTGCTCAGAAAGAGTGCGTTCAACTTCTTGTAACTTTGTTATTTGATCGTCTAACGCTTTTAACTGTTTCTGAGTATCTATTAACTTATTGCAAGAATCGGCAATGTCACTTGACATACCGGTATCGACCGCAATGGTCGACTCTTGTTCTAAATCCATAGAACCTCCTTTTGATTTGCTCTTATAATTATTTAATTGCAAATGTAAAGAAAAAAGTTATAAATAATTTTATGGAAACAAATGTATTTAAAACAACACCATTTAAGCATCAACTTAAAGCTTTTGAAGCAGGATACAACCAAAAGGTGTATGCCTATTTTATGGAAATGGGTACAGGTAAAACTAAAGTTGCCATTGATAATGCAAATTATTTATTTGAAAAAAAATTAATTACAGATGTTATTGTACTTGCACCTAATTCTGTTTACACCAATTGGGTAAGAGAAATAGAAGCACACTCAAAAAACAAACCTGATATTTTTATTTGGAAGACACATAACTTAAAAAAATTAGAAAAATATAAATACGATAAATTCTTTTTTCTTTTAATGAACATTGAATCTTTATCTAGAGACAAAGGCGTAAAATTTTTAAAACAACAATTAGCTAAACGTGGTCGTCAAACAATGCTTATAGTAGATGAAAGTACCACAATAAAAAATAAAGGTGCGAAGCGAACAAGACAACTGTGCCAAATCGGTGGTATGGCCAAATATAGACGTATACTAACAGGCTCCCCAGTAACAAAGAATCCATTAGACTTATATACACAATGTGAATTTTTAAGTAAAGATTGTTTAGGATTTAATTCTTTCTATACATTTAGAAATAGATATGCTGTATTAAGAGAAATACATTTAGGCACCCATTCTACAAAGATACCTGTTAAATTTATTAACATACCTGAATTAGAACAAAGATTAAAATTATTTTCTTTTCGTTGTACTAAGCAAGATTGTTTAGATCTACCACCTAAACTTCATTTGATTAGAGAAATTCAAATGACAGATGAACAGAAAAAAATTTATAATAAACTTAAGAAAGAAGCTAGAGCTATCATTGAAGATGAGGAAGTTTCATATACAAATAAATTAACTGAAATTATAAAGCTACATCAAGTTACTTGTGGATTTACTAAAACAGATTCAGGTGAAGTAATCTCATTTAAAACTAATCCTAAACTTGAAGAATTAAAAAGCATATTAGAAGAAACTTCAGGTAAGAGTATTATATGGGCAAATTACGTGTATAATATTAAAGAAATAATTGAAATGTTAGAGGAGACTTATGGAAAAGAAAGCGTGGTTAGTATCTATGGAGCAATTAGTGTTGACGCTAGGAAAGAAGCTGTTGAACGTTTTCAAACTGATGATAGATGTAAGTTCTTGGTTGGTAATCCTAGTGTTGGGGGTTATGGTCTTACCCTTACTGCTTCTAGGAATGTTATATATTTCAGTAACTCTTATAACCTTGAGCATCGTGACCAAAGTGAAGATAGGGCTCATAGGATTGGTCAAACGGCTAAAGTCACTTATATAGATTTATTAGTTCCTGATACTATAGATCAATTAGTATTAGACTCGTTAAATAATAAAAGAGATTTAAGTAAAGAAATATTAGGAGATAATATTAAACGTTATTTTGATTAAGCTTTTCGTATTGTTCAACTCTTTCAAACCATTTATCTTCATACCTAGCTAACATTTGAGTATCCATTTTAAATTGTTGGTACTCTACTTCTTTTGTACAAATACAAATAACACCTTGTAAGATAGGGCCAAAACTTTTTCTATGTGCTAATGAATAAGCTGCTATTTGGTAATAGTAGTCTTCAATCCATTCTTCTCTTTTTAATTTATTAGATTGCTTAAAGTCTATGATAGTTGGTTTATCATCAAACAATCCTACTAAGTCTGTTGAGCCTGCCCATCTATCTTCATAAGCTAAACTTACTTCGTTACCATACACTACTTTAAGTGGGCCTAGATTATTTACAATCTCGTGTGCCATCAATCTAGCCTGAGCGCCTTCTTTAGATAAGTTTAAATAACCTACACCATTAATGTATTGTTCTAATACATAATGCATCTCTG